TAGGCGGTGACACAGATCCCGGAGACAACAACGCTTTGATTGATGGCACCGGAACCATCACTGGGGCTTTTGGGTGTAACAGTAAGACAGCTCAGACTGCCTACGCCTCTGGAGGAGCAGCCGGAGCAGCTCCAGGCACTAATACTAACGGAGGTTGGGGGTTTGTCTCTAGTGCTGAGATGACTACCTTTATCGCAGCTGTAAATGCTGTTATAACGTTAGCAAATAATATAAGGACAACCTTGGTTAACAATGGTCAAATGACCTAAGTTGCCTAGAAGGCAAAGGATAAAGATATGGTAGAGCTAAAGCATTTGACTAGGATTGATGTTAAGACCTGGGACGCAAACAGGATCCAATGGATATGGGAACATCTTCAGACTCAGGAGTATATGTTTGATGATCTCACCAGAGGAGATCCTAAGTTCTTTCTCTCTATGCTCTTCTTTCCTAACACAGAGCATTATGAGTATGGAGATGATGGATACGTTCTAGTTAACAACATCCGTCCTAAGATCGATGCAGCTATTCACTACGCTATTTGGGATAGAACAGTTCCTCTGCGTAGAACTTTAGAGGCAGGTCGATCGTTGCTAAGGTACTTGTTTCAGACCTACGACCTTCACAGAGTTACGGGTATGATACCTTCTTACCACAAGCCTGCTATTAGGATGATTACCCTAAACGGCTTTAGGTATGAAGGAAGCCTCAGGCAGGGCCATTTAGTGAACGGTAAGTTCTACGACATTATGATTTACGGCCTACTTCAACCTGAGTTCCAGAAGCTGGAGGAAACATGGGTATCGAGACCGCCCTTATCGCTGCTGCAATAGGATTAGGAGGAGCTGGGGCTGTAGCCTCAGGTATAGGTGGAGCTAAACAAGCTAGTGCTCAGAGAGGTGCAGCTTGGCAGACTCAGTACGGTGGCAACACTGGGATGGGATACAACAAAATCCCTGCTGCTCCTCCTAATGCTCTGTTCCCAGAGATGCAGAAGCAGTATATAAGCTCTTTAGAAGCTCTCTCTCCGATTATGCAGAATACAATGGGAGAGATGGCTGCTACTGGATCTCCTACTGATGTTGGGCCTGCCTTCGAGTCGTTGAAGGCAGCAATGGGTCGTCAAGTCGGTGAAGGTCGAGCTAACGTTGCTGAGCAGTTCGCTAGCTCTGGATTAGCTAACAGCTCATCTATGATGACTGGCTTAGTCGACTACGAGACTCAAACTAACAAAGACTTTATGTCGATCCTATCGCAATATACTATGCAAGCTCAAGAAGCTGCAGCTGGTCGGCGTCTACAAGCTGGATCGATCTTGTCGGGGATGTATAGCACTCCAGCAATGGCCTTTAGTCCTTCAGAGTACATAGCTCCTGTTAATGCAAGCTCAGCTGGAGCTGGAGGAGGTTGGTCCGCCGCTGCTGCCTCTATGGGTGGGTTAAGCGAAACAATGATGATGATGTTGTTGCTTAACCAAATGGGTGGTGGAAAGATGTTAGGAACACACTAAGCCTGGCGCGAGCAGTGGTATAGGTATCTCAGGAGGAGGCTAACATGGGAATGTTTCCAGGTGGTGCAGGTTATCTAGGACCCAATCAACCTCAGATAGCTCCAGGTCAAACTGGGCAGAACTCTGCTATGGATCCGGCTAAGCTTGCTCAGTTGATGATGGCTATTCGACAAACTAAACTTCAAGAGTCTCAAGTTGAGAAAAAGAATGCTCAAATGGCTGTTGAGACTACTATGAAGTTAGTCGAGAGTGGAGTTAATCTCTCTCCTGAGATGGCTAAGGCTTTGGATAAGAACTTCAAGATTCTTGGTATCGATGTTGGCTCTATGGATAAGACTTTAGGTACCTCTAGCTTAGACCCTACAGCTGAGTCTCAAGGAGGCGGAGGACAGCAACCTAACGTTAGTGGAGCTATAGGTGGAGGTCCTGTAGAAGGAGCTCAAGCTGGAACTCCGGGGAAGCCTTATTCTGGTAAGCCAGGAGGGGGAGGAGTAACTACAGGAGGAGGAAGCTTTGCTGAAGTACTAAACGGCATCGCTAGTTCCGCTAGAGCTAAGTCGATGAGTGAAGGGATGAAGGCCACTCTTAACCAGGGTGTTACCCAAATGCAAATGCAGATGGCTGATCCTAGAACCTCTGAAGAGGATCGAAATAGAATAGAAGGTCAAGTCTATCGACTTGGGGAGTCAATGGGTACCTTTGCCTTTAACATCGATGGTCACACCTTCTTCACAGGAGACGCCAAACATCAGAACGCTATGATGGATAAGGCAGCAGGCTTTGAGACTGATATCGAAAGGAACCAACGGATAGACAAAATCGCTGAGAGTATCAAGGAGAGCTATCCTAATCCTTCTGACGCCTACTCCGTAGCTAAAGATTTAGTCGCAGGGAAGACCCCCTCAGTAAAAGCTCCCTACAATTGGGCTCCTTATAAGAATATGCTTGATGTTCATCTTAAGAATATTGAAGCTGGTATCGATTCTGATGTCTCCTGGAAGATGGTTAACGGAGTAAAGGATGGAGCTAACCCAGTCGACTTGGTCCCAGGAAAGCTGCATCCAGCATTACTTCAAAGGCTAGGCTTTGAGAGGATGTCTGCTGAGGCTCACAAAGCTCAAGCTGCTGCTGCGACTTCTCAAGCTCAGACAGATAGATACAGGCTTGAGATGGAGGGAGAGAAAGCTATACTTGAGTTTAAGATCAACCATGAGAGGATTATGGCTGGGATAACCTCTGATCTACATAAGTCGGTTAGAGATACCTTCGTATCTGCTGTCGAGGCTAAGAAAGCTGGAGCTCCTTTGCCAGCAGATATCATGCAGGGGTTATACGATAGTATAGCTAAGCTTCCAGGAGTGGATCTTCAAAGGACTGACGTTCAGAGTTGGTGGGAGAAGTTAACAGGAGCTAAAGGAACTAAAGCAGGCTATCAACCTATCCCTCCTGGACCTGGCACTCAAAAGATCTTAGATCAAGGTATAGGATCTAACACAGTAGAAGGTAGAGCAGCTTCGATGGTACCTTCTCAAGCTCGTACTACCGCAGAACCAAAGGCAGCAGAAGCCCCTCCTGCTTCAACAGGAGAGGAAGCCGGTAGGATGGCTGCCAAAACCGTAGCGACTGTAACTGACCCTCAAAGGCTTATGGAGCTTGCTAAGTCAGCTTATATGAAGACCTACGGAGCAGCCTTTAAGGCTGATATCAAGATGAAGCAAGAAATGACTAAGGGCTTCTTAGAGTTCTTAGCATCCTTTATGAAAGGCTATCAGAAGGAGAAGAAGCCCAATGGCGCAAGGCAATAGTATAGTAAGCTGGGCTGAGGTATCTTCGCATCTAGATCCAATGATGCCTAAGGAGGACTACGACTCCTTAAGGACTAGATACTTCTACGATAACATCGCTCCGAAGATCAACCCTTCAGAGCATGAAGGCGCTAGGCAGCAGTTCATGTCTAGGACCGAACGTAAGCCTCTACTCAACCCAATGGAAAAGCTTGGTCATCAAGTGGCCTTAGCTGGTATGTCTATGGCGGAGTCAATGGTGTCTCCGTTAGAGATAACTCCTCAAACAGCTAAGGTCCACCAATTTGTGAAAGGAGCTGTTCAGGACTTAGAGAGAATAGGCAAACGAGAAGGTATGCCAACAGCTCCTGCTGAGGTAGTTGGCCAGATAGTCGGAATGGGTATCCCTTTAGCTGGAGCTACTAAAGTAGCTGGTATGATTACTAATCCTATAATCAAAACAGCTATGGGAGCTGCGAAGAACCTAGAGTTAACTCAAAGGATTGTTAGAGACTCTTTAGGCTTTGCTGCCTACAACGCAGCTTCAGAAGAACATGGTAGTAGATGGTTATCGGGAGCTGAAGGAGCAGCTTTAGGAGCAGGCGCTGGAGTAATAGGGAACCTCTTCCGTCGAGGAGCTAAGACTGTAGAGAGTGAGTTTAAAGCTAAACTCGAGCAAGGGGCCGACGTTGAGCCTACCAAACTCGCCTTGCAGGCTAGCAAAGAAGTCGCTGAATCCGCTCAAGCTACTTCCAACAGCGAAGCTCTCACCAAACGTCCTATTAACGTAGTCCATGTCGAGGGAGACTCTAAAAGCTATATAACTCTCCAAGCTCGAGGTAAACAAGGAGCTGGTCTCTCATACGATCTTAGACAAGCGACAAAGGACGTCGATCAGCGTTTAGAGGACGCTTTAGGTTGGTTGGATAGCTCTAACACAAAGTTTGAGATGAAGTTGGAAAGCATACGTTATACATCCGACAGAGCTGAGGAAGCTACTTCATTGCTAGCTAAACTAGGAGACGACTTCGAGGTCAAGCATAGTACTGTAGTTTTAGAGCATGCTATTGGAGGTAAACGTGCTTCTACGGCTGAAGGATTTCGTAAAGCGATGTCGGCTATCGACAAGGTAGGGACAGACTCTAAAACTATGGGAGCAGGAGCTCAAGCCTTCCTCTTCGATAAGTTCGACTTTAGTCGAAGAGTTCAAGCTATCTGGAACCCTTTGATTACCGAACAAGAGGCTGCTACCCATCTAAAAGGCCTTCAGGAAGCTACGAAGTACTATGGCTTAAACCCTGAAGATGTCTTAAAGATGGTTCCTAAGAGTCTACAACCTAAGTTCGGTAACATGGTTAAAGGCTCGTTAGAGAACCCTGAGCTTAAAGCTCACTTCGACACTTTGAGCAAGATCGAGGCTGAGAACCTTCTACTTTCGAGAGTCTCTGAGCCTAAGCTTAATATGGATCTCACCGACGCCTTAAAAGGTGTCTCAGAAGATAAACTAGCTAACCTTAGAAGCTTTGGCTATATCGAGAGCCTCCCTGGAGGAGGCTACATCTTAAAGAAGACTGAGCTCTTTGCTGAGACTCCTGAGGAGCTTCGTAGGATAGTAGCAGGTAGGCCTAACTACGATGCCATCGAACGTGCAGTTAATATGTATGGGAAGCAGGTTCCTAGCGCTCATGGGGCGGTCCCTACTAAAGAATTTCCTAAGGAGCTATTTAAGGAAGGATGGAAGATTGAAAGCTTAGATCCTGACTCTAAGAAAAGTCTAACTCAGGCTATCAATCGATTCTGGGAGCCGGAGGTTTCGGAGGCTGAGAAAAGAGGTATAGTTAGTGTCTGGGGCAAGTATGTTAAAGACACAGGTATGTTCCCTAAAGAGTATGATAAATGGTTAATAGCTCCGATGAAGGATTTAGAGCTTGCTGCTAAAGAGGATGCTATTAGGAAACTTCTTCTAAAGAAAGGAATTAGCCCAGCCGATGTAGATCTCGAATATCTAACAGAGATAGGTCCAGTAGGTCTCGAACAAGCTCTCTCTATCCAAAAGAGTACAAAGGGTATTCCTTGGCGCTCTCTTCAAAGAGCTTACGCAGAAGAGGTTACTGGAACTAAGCCTGGAGAGCCAGTTCCCTCCAAAGTTGTATCTAACTACATTAGAACTCCTAGACCGAAGATATCTGATATACCTCCGCATCCTATGCTAGATCGAGAGGCTTTTCTAGCTAAGTTTGAAAGACCTGGAGCTGTCGCTCCAGCGACACTAACCTATACCGCTCAAAGGCTTAAGGACGTCACTGGCTACGAGGCTGATGAGTTAGTTAGGTTAGGGGTATTCACTACTAGACCAGCTATGAGCTCTAGTGGGCCCTTAGGTTATCCTGTGTACGAGATAAACAGAGAGTTTCTAAGAGGAGAAGGAATATTTGCTAAGATTGCAGAAGCTACGGATAAGGTGCTTCGACATCATTCAGTAGAAGGTGATAAGTTCGGCTTAGAGATCCTTACCCCTCCTTCCGAGAGAAGATCTATTGAGATTGGCAAAGCTCGAGAGCGAGGAGTGATCTCTAGATCAGTTCTCGGGCCTGGTGAGCTAGGAGCGACGACGGAGAGGACTACTACAGGCTTAGTCACCACTGCAGCCCAAGCAGAGAAAGCTTTCGGGATAGGAACTAAAGGTATTAGCGACCTAAAACCTCATATAATCTACGATATAGAGTCTCTCGATAAACTTCATATCGATCACGAGCTCTGGCATGCTAACCTTCGACTAGCTGGGATTAATATTGTAACCTATCTAGAAAAGCTTCCTAACCAACTCCAACGAGCGATAGTTAAGCTCGCTGATGGATTAGCTATCAGTCCTTCTTATTCAATCTCTCAAAGAGAATCTTTAATGGAGGAGGCTTTAGTTCACACAGCTGCTGCTATCAGAACCGGCGATCAAGCTTTCCTAGAAAAGCTAGCTAAGATTGATACTAGCGTCGAACATCTTAAAGCTATAGTTCAAGGCTCGATGAGAATGATTGCTCTGGATACTGCCGGCAAGGCCACTGCCGTCGATCGAATCATCAACAGAAGAGCCAACTTCCTCCACGCCTTAGCAGCTCCTAATATCCAAGGAGAGTTAACTAAATGGGCTGACAAACTAGGTCAGATGATCTATTGGGATCCTATTGTAGACCAATGGATAGCTAAAGGAGTTAATGGAGTCTCTAAGACCTTTAATAGTAAAGGAGCTCTAGTAAACCACCTCGACAAAATGTCTAAGATGGAGCTAATGATCCCTGACTATACCCACGACTTCAATAGATTAGTAGGTGGGAAATTTGAGGATATGAAGTTCGCTCATCTGTTCCAAGATACTAGAGACGTAGTCGACGTCGCTAGTAGACCTAGAAGACCCTTACCTGACTTCGTTCCAGAGAATATCAAGGTAGGATTCTTAGCTGCCTCAGCTTTATGGAAGCCTGCTAAAGGCTGGTTCGCGATGGCTGATAAGAAGTTGAATGATATCTTCTTGCTTAAGAACAAGTCAGTACCTCTACTAGATAAATTCATAAAGGCCGATATCGCTGTAGAAGCTAAAGGTAAATGGAGAGCTAACAGCTATCAAGACAGAGTTAATCTAGCTAAGTCGGTAGTGGGTCAAAGACCAGACGATGTCTCTCGTCTTATGGCCTACGATGAACGAGACTGGCCTAAGATAGCTAAGACGATGAACTTCTCTGATGCTGATCTAGAGGCTGTTAGAAAGGTTAAGGACTGGGGCCGCTACAACACTGCTGATAGTATGATTGAAGGCACAGTTCCTCAGGAGATATTGGATATAAGAGCTATTCCTGCTAACAAGATCAAACCTAGAGGTCAGCAGGTTATAAGTCCTCCTTCACTAACAGCAGGAGTTAGAGACAAAGGTCTTACTGAAGCTACTATGGTTCAGAGACCAGTTAAACCTCAATTCATAGCTCCTGACGCAGGCTACAAACCTACTAAAGAATCTATCGACTTTAATCACTACATGAGGACTGTAAGGCCTGAGTTAGAGAAAGCTAACTTTGACCTCGACAATTACTATGGCCGTAAGTACAACGCTAAGGAAGCAGGCTCTATCGAAAGACTTCTTAGAGACCCTTACTCTACCTTCGATCCTAAAGACACTAACGTTCTTAATATTATGCAAGAGTTCGTCTATGCTACGGCCGAGCAGAAGTTCGGTAAAGAGCTAGACGATCTAATGTCCTTGACTAAGCTTAAGACCTCTGAAGGAGAGAGGATCATTCCTAAGCTCATCAACGATCAGATAGAAAAGTATGTAGATTACTCTAAAGGTAGACCCGACATCACGGCTCAGTGGTTGAATGAGAATGTCAAGAACATCCAGTCAACTATGAGTGAGACCTTTAAGAACGCTAACAAATATCTACCTAAAGGAGCTCAACTACCGACTGAATTCTCTCCTCCTAAAGATGCCATTAATCGTTACATGGTCTTTAGCTATGCAGCAGGCATTGGTGGTAGAATGGCGATCGCAGCTAGAGATAGTCTACAACCAATCTTCACTACTGTCCCAACCTTTGTAGGCTCAGGTGTTAGAGGTATGATTCATCTTTCCAGAGCCTTTGGCGAGACGATGACTGCTAAAACCTGGGAGTGGGCTAAGAAGAATGGCTATCTCTTAGACAACAAGAACTTTGGTGAATTGCTAGGAGATATCACAGGAGAGTTAACTCCTGGTCAACAGGGTATAGGTAAATGGGCAGAGGATACAGCTAACATCCTTCTATCTCCAAGCCGAAAAGGTCACCAGGAAGGTCGTGTGTGGTCAGCTAGGGCAGAGTTCAATAGAGCGATGGAGGCTATTCCTAAGCTACGAGCCGGATCCATTCAACCTTATGACTTTATCAAAGACTACACTCATATCTGGAATACTGACCCAGCTATGAGAACAGAGCTTCTACGAATGGCTTTAGATCCTAAGCTAAATATAGAGGCTGTCAGTCATCGCTTTGCTAGGAACCTAGTAGACGAAACTTGCTGGCCTTATAGACGAAGCACACAGCCTGCAGCTCTTCGAACAGGCTTAGGTCGAGTCTTCGGCCAGTATGGTCTCTGGCCATTAAACTACTTAGACTTCCTCAAACGTACTAGTCGTAACGCTTTAGAATTCCCAGCTAACGGAGCTAGAATGGCAGCTGCTTGGGCAGCTACTTCAACTATGGCCTACCAAGGCATGGAGGCAATCGGTGCAGACGTAAGCAAATGGTTCTTCGTTAGCCCAGCTGGTTTCGCTGGATCTCCTCACTTACAAGCGGTTAAGAACTTAGCTAAGTTTCTTGAGGAGACTCAAGAAGGTAAGAGGTCTAGGAAAGAGCTTTTAGAATACCCAATGCAGTTCTTCCCTGGTGCCGTTGAGATCCAGTCCATATTTAAGGCAATGGATGAGAACACAGGTGACCTCTTCGTACCAGGCGGATCCTTCCGAGTTAACCCTGGAGTGTTAAGAGTTTTAGGCTTTAAGCCTAAGAAGGAAGAGCTAGACAAAGATCTAGCGGAATGGACAGCCTCTGAACTAGGCCATCCCTACGGATGGAAAGGTAAACCTTAGGAGGACTTCAGCTAGCGAAAGAGCTCGGCGTTAACTGGAGAGACTACACTCGAGCTATAAAGGAGTTGGATTATGGCACCGAAAGTAGGAAGTAAAGAGAGCTTTGCTCAGCCCATTAAGGGGACAGTAACCACCCCTAAGGACGCTTGCAAGACCGAGGGAGTCAAGGGTCAGAATACCAACTGTAAGTACTCTGACGAAGCTCCTATCCCTGGAACGGTTATGGCCGGCAGGGGGAAGAAGTAGAGGTAGGTTATGCCTATCTATAAGGAGAGAGTGACATCGGTCGGGGTTAGGGAAGAGATAAGTCGATTCTTCCCTGACCTCGACCGTATCTACGCTAGTTTTGGGCAGCAGTGCATCATAACTTGCACTACTGAGGGTCATCCTGAGCTAGATCCTCATACTCACGGCTTTGCTATTGATATGAGGACTAAAGATATAGCTCAGGGTAAAGCAGAGAGGATCTACTTAGCTATTAGAGATTTAGTAGGTCCTACTTACACTGTTCTATTCGAATCGATAGGCTCTCAGAACGAGCATATTCATCTACAACTACGCAAGGATATATGGAGGTCAATAGTTTATGGCCAAGTTCCTAATGCTTAGTGGAGGAGGAGATGGTTTAGGTCTCGCACTAAGACTTAAAGAGGAAGGGCATGACATCTCGGTCTGGATAAGAGACGCTCGAGCTCGGGATGACTACAACGGCCTGCTTAAGAAGGTGGACAACACTTGGGGTAAGACCTTAACCAAGGACACTACCGTTATCTTCGACTCTACAGGAGGCGGGAGAGTAGCTGACCGCTTACGGGCAGAGGGCTACTCTGTCCTTGGAGGGAGTGAGTTCGCAGATCAACTTGAAATGGATAGGGGGGTTGCTTTCGGTATTATGGAGGAGGTAGGAATCAAAGTCCCCCACTCCGAAACCTTCACTAGCTTCCCAGCTGGCAAGAAGTTCGTACAGCAAAGCGAGAAACGGTTGGCTTTCAAGCCAACTGGAGAGATGGGGCCTGAGGTCACAACATACGTCTCGTATGATAAAGAAGACCTGCTCGAGATGCTGGACTACTTTGAGGCCCATGCTAAAGGGGAGATAGAGTTCGAACTTCAGGAGGTCGTTGAAGGAGGTCTCCTTATCTCCACAGAAGGCTGGTTCAACGGACAAAGGTTCGTAGCACCCTTTAACCACACCTTCGAAAGAAAGCAGTTGATGAACGATAACCTCGGTCCCAGCGGTGGCTGCGCCGGGAACGTAGTTTTTGCAGTAGAGGGCAGCAACTTCATTGCTGACGAAGGTCTGCGGAGGATGGAGCCTATACTGGCCCATAACGAGTACGTTGGCCCTATCGACCTTAACACAGTAGTTAACAACGAAGGTGTTTGGGCCCTTGAATTCACTCCACGTTTCGGTTATGATGCTCTACCTACCTTTCTCGAGCTCCTTAATGAGCCAATCGGTGATCTCCTGAATAAGTTTGCTACTGGTAAAGGCTCTGATATTAAGCTCAAACAAGGTATCGGAGGGTCTGTCCGAGTTACCATCCCTCCTTATCCTAATGAGAAATTTAGACCGGCAGAAGGGATCCCTATTCGAGGGCTCGTTCGGTCTGATAGACTTCATCTCTATCTCTACAACGTCGCCCTTAATAACCAGAATAAGCTTATTAGCACTAAAGGATTCGGTGTTATCGGTGCCTTTACAGGCCTCGGTATGACCATTGAAGAATCTTTGCAAGGTCCCTATAGCATCGCTAATAAGTCTCGAATTCCTAATAGACAGTTTCGTACCGATCTTTCTGAGGTCTTTGAGGATGACTTCCGTAAGTTTAACGAACTAATATCCTCTAAACGCAACGAACTACCATCACCACAGGAGGTGACGTAATGGAAGACTTTCTAATCGGCATGGCCGTTAGTATTATTCTCAACTGCATCAAGGTAGCTACCAAGAATCCAGGCAGAGCGGCAGCTCTCAAAGCTGCTTTGCTAAAGATTCGTGATCAGATCAACTTGCTGTATCCTGACTCGGCTGCGATGGCTGCTCCGGCTGCTCCGGCTCGTCTCGGATCACAGAAATGATCTCATGATACTCAAGGGACCTATATTGCTGACCTTGGACGGTGATATGGGTCCCTGCGTATCTAGCAAATATTACTCGATCCCCTACTTTGAGAGTTTGTAGGATAGGATCTGGACCTATTGCTACTATTATCCCAGAAGTAGCTTTAGGTAAATTCTGCTCGAAGAGCACTACATGAAGCTTCGACTCTCTAGCTCGAGCCTCTAAACCAGTAAGAGGTTCGTCATCCTTAATCAATATCCTACTACCCATTGGTGTGACTGTCGGCATTGTTATCTCCTTTGGGATAAGCTATGTTGACAATAGGCTCTAGAGGTTTAATAGGCTGAGGTAAACCTTCATAGGCCCTCTCAGCTTTGGTTAGTTGGACGAACTCAACGGAGTTGTCGGCTCCTTTAAGTTGGATGTAGCTTTCCTCGATGATAACCTCTTGACCGTCAGAACGTTGTACTAAGGTAAAGCTGCGATCGACTAAACGAACGATTCGATAGGCCTTACCTTTTAGTTCTATAACACTACCTAGCTCTGCTTGCATTGAAGACTGCCTCCAAGTTTCTATCGATAAGTTTAAGCTTTGTAGACGATATAGGAAGTGGAGCGTAGAAGTCTACCGGAATATCTACCCAGCTGTCAGTTTGTAGATCCTTACCATTCCATCCTCTCCAGATTGGAGAAGCGGTGTCGAGACTGTTAATGTTACCTGTTTTAGCTAAAGCTCTAACATCGTCAAGGTCGCCGTCGAGCATCCCTAAAGCGTGGATAGAGACACCATCGCCTAGACTGTGAATCTTTCTAGCGATCGACGCTCGCAAAGAGCTTCCTAATGTAGGAGAACCAAAGCTTTTAGGGAAGGTTCGTCTGAGAAGTTTGCTGATTCCTATCCAACGTATCTCGTTGACTGATAGGAACTTCTCAGTCCACCTCCACCACTCCGACCAGTCCTCTCCTATAATATGCTGAGGGACAGCCATGTAGTCGCAGGGATAGCCTCTTTTAAGAGCTATGTTAAGAAAGTCTAAGCCTACGTTAAAGGTAATCTCCCCTGACTGAAAAGGGAAATCAGGAAGTACTATCACATCTGGGTTATAAACCTCTACAAGAGTGAAGAGTTCATCGAAGGTTGGTTGCTGACCTTCATAAGCTCCGTTGTCAAGGATTATGAAGTCTCCTTGATCTGCAGCCTCTTGGTAGAAGTTGATATACTCCTTATCTCTAATATGAGCTAGAACTAGATGAGTGTTTGAACGAGCGCTAAAGTTATCCAACCCAGCTATAGGTGATATAATCGCTATGTCCATTTACTTTCCCTCCTGTTTATCGACTAAGAATCGGATTAGCATCTCGAGTCTGATAAGCCTCCGCTCGAGTCTATCAAGTTGGGTCATATGACAGATAGCTTCATCTCTCTCCTTTACTATCTCAAAATAGTGATCCGGATCGTATTCTATAGGCATAGGTTTCCTCTTTCTAATGTCGATGGTTTCTATACTTCCACACAGTTGTGTAGTTGGTATCAAGAAGCATCACTATCTCCTTGATAGGCTTGTGATAGACCAATCTTTGGTCTAGTAGATGAAGCTTAGTCCTAATCTTTGCAGTTGAGTTAGGACCACCTCTGCTCCGTTTAGGTATCCCCAGCTTGTCTATTCTAGTAGCTACTACAGCGTTGGAGACTCCTAGCTTCCTAGCGATAGTGTTGATAGAGTAACCTAACTCGGAGTAGAGATCATTCCACATCTCAAACTCGTTAGCGTAATCTAGGTTGACACTAAGATCAACCCAATCGATCGAATGTTCTGCCATAGTCATTCCTATTCAATTAGTAGATAGCTATGTTGAACCTTATCAGTCTTCTCTTCAATCTGCCCTGATTGTGTTAAGTTTTGTAAGATGATCCTAAGTCGAGCTGAGTCTAACCTATACTGCACAGCTCTTACTAAGTTGCTATGGCTAATAACTCCTCCTGCTACCTTGATAGCTTTAAGAACTAGATCGTTGTCAGTTCCAGAACTAGTCTTAAACATATCCTTGTAGGCTGGAGCGATGAACTTCTCAGTCCAGTCTAGAAGACTAACAGCAAAGTTGAAGCATCCTAGGCATATAGACATCGTACCATGATTGACTAGATGGATGCACATCGCTATGCACTTAACATGATCCTGTTTACGTTGGTAGTAGGTAGCTAATAGAGGAACTTCAGGATTAAGCCATATAGGTTTAGACTCCCTATACCAACTATCGTATCTATGATAGGCCTCCTGAGTGAAGTGCATCTCTCCTCGTATGTTAACCAACTCTCCTAGAACTCCTTGTATATAGGTTCGTAGCTCCTTCTTGATAACAACGAAGTTACCGTCTTTATCTCTACCTGGAGAGGGTTCTACTCTAGGCGATACATCTTGATATACGGTTATGAATCGGGCCATGAACCCACCACCAAAGATAGCGGCTGTAACCTGAGTAGTTATAGACTCAGGAGTAGTACACATTATAATAGCTGGAGCTGGATCGTGGATAACGATCTTGCCTCCTCCTTTAGTACCAGTAGGAAAGGTTTTATGATCTGCTAATCTAGTCAATAAAGGTACTGTACCCTCTGTATATCTCTCCTTTCCTATAACAGACGACAGCTCTCTTATAAACAAGAACCCAGTAGGATCCTTAGCAATCTCCTTCTGAAAGTACTCAGGAGTGAACTTCTCTGTATAGATATTACAATACTGCCATTCGACCAACATATCGCCCATCACATCTACCGCAGTAGACTTTTTAATGCCAGAAGGACCGAGAATGAGGATGTTAAGAGCAGGGAACAGCCTATAATATCCCATATCATACCAAACTTTGTTGTTAACAATAGCACTGATACCAATGATAGCAGCAAAGACATGATAAGCCAAAGGAGCTTCGTGATTACGAGTATAGTCACAGTAGCGATAGAGGAAACTATCTGGAGGAATGAGCTTCCAGAGAGACTCTTCAATCTCCGCCGCCTTTGTATCTTGAGGTTTGCTGCCTCGTATCTCATTGGACTCAACTCCTGCTAAAGCTAAATCTATATCAGTATCAGCTATGCTAAAAGCTTTTTGAATAGCCTCACGTAGACTCCTTTGCTCCTTTACAGTAAACTGAGTAGGAAACTGCTTTAGTATATAAACAAACTGCATTGCCTTGCCAAAGACAGGGTGGTTGATTGGAAACTGACTGCCGCGTAAGAAGGCAATGAACATCTGCAGTTGAACTTTGATTGTAGGTGCCATAGTTAGCTATCATCGCCATTTGACTCTAGTAAAGCTTTAGGTACGTCTCGTATTGAGTAGTCTGACTTAGGGATGTCGATAGTAGGGCTATCTGAAACTATAGTATACCCATACTCTCTCCAAAAGAATACAGGATCCTTTCTACATCGATCTCTATAGGCCTTCATATCGCCTGTATTGTTTCTATTAACGTTGAGGGCCTTCTTCTTCTTAGCCTTACCCATACTACCAGCCCTTTTCCCTTAACACATATTCTTCCCAGGATATAGTCTCCTGCCAATTCTTCCCTATTGATATCTCAACAGGGATCCAGAAGTTATTCATCTCGGGAATAGTCTGTTCCATAGAGTCTCTTATATACGATACGCATCCTGCTAGAGTCCTCTTCGGACAACTAACCCCAAGCGAGTCATGGACAGTGAGAACAATTCTTGCTCCAAAGTTGGGTAGCTCCTTGTGTAGAGGTATAAGAGCCACCTTTCTAAGGATGTCCGGCTCATTGGACTGCCCGGGAAAATTAAGGTACTCATTTCGCTGGGCTTTAGGATTGGGAAAGCGACGAATGCGACCGAAGAAGTTTTGCAGATAACCTTTTTGTTGGACTTCATAGTCTAGCCTTCGATGGAACTGTCGTATCTGAGGATGCTTCATGTGGAAGTTATCGTAGATGGCTTGACCTTTAGTTCTAGAGCCTGCGATAGTAGCTAAGCTATCAGCCTCTCTACCAAAGCAGAGACCTAGTGGAACTGTCTTTATGTAAAGAAGCTTCCAAGGTTCTACATCCTTACGTTTGAACTGCTTTTGTCTTGGGCAACCTTCTTCGAAGAACGGCTCTCCAAGGATCTCTTCATACATAATGCCGTGAATGTAATCTCCACTTTGCTTTGTCTGAAGGAAGGCGATATCCTGAGCTGCGTACGCGTAGATCCAGAGCTGCATCTGGGAGAAGTCGATGACAACGAACATATCATTGTCTGGATTGTCTGGGATAAGTATTGCTCTAGGATATATCTCAGCTCCTTTAGGTCCGATCTTCTCTGGGATGTTTTGAGCGTTAGGGTCAACCGCACTAAGTCTTCCAGTTCCTGTTCCATGGTTTTTATACCTTGTGTGCATTCTGTGATCGGATGAGTAAGGATGGCAGAACTGTCCAGCTTTACGAAGCTTACGCATTTCAAGAACTAAGGCGGCTGGTTGGTTACCTAGAGCTGCATAGTCGTCTAAAACATCTTCGTTAACTGTAGGGCTATAGTAGACTGTACCATCCCTACGTTTTCTCTTAGCTTGCTTGATCTTCATACCCATTTGAGTAAACAATTGCACTAACTGCTCAGGCGAGCTCCAAGAGAAGGCTGGGATAGTCTTAGCCCAGAAGTCTTCGTAGGCCTCTAGAATAGCATAGCATTGTAGCTCGAGTCGTTGAGCTCTAGGAACATCACAGTTAACTCCTATATGCTGTAGATCCGATAGTATCGGAATCATAGGCATATCTAACTCTTCGTGAACCTTACGAAGCCCATAGCTATCTAAAAGAGGTTCCATCTCCAACCCTAAATATAAAGCTCCATAGGTATCTCTACCGTTATAGATATCAGGCTGACTAAGCATTAGGTTCTTGTGATAACCCATATCAGTAAAGATACTTAAAGCTGTAGCTAAATCCTTGGGAGAGCAGTCCGAGTAGAGCTCATGGAGTCCCAACATTGCACAGAAGTATACACCTCGTCCTTCGGACAACCTAACTTTATCTGCGAGATGATAACCGTCAAACCCCCAATTGTAAGCATAACACTTTGTTCTCCCGTCAAAAAGATCGGAGAGGAGGGACAGCCTATCGCCAGGCACTCCCATGCATTCCCCGATTTGAGCTGATATGCCACATACAATAATTGGGGATCTCTCTGAGGCGGTATACTCTTCTTCGTCAGTGTCTTCTTTGGTATAAGGGGTCTCAATGTCAAGACCGTAACGGCCAAGAGAAACACAACGACGGACATAGTCAGTAATATCCGCATCAGTAGGGGCATAGTTGAAGTCCTCCTTCCAGGTATGAATACCCTCTGTTGCATAACGTTTAACCTTACGTAAGTCGGCCTCGAAGTAAGGCATAGCTAAGAAGCCACTGTAAGCTATTCCTGCTGGGTGCTGTAGCGGAAGTATACAGGTCTTAGACTCAGTAGACGAACGTAATGGAGCTCCTCTCAACCAATAATCTGGAGGCCCCTTCTTCGCAGTTTTAGCGTTATGTTGAATAGCTAAATCTTTCCCAGTTAAGGCTTTGAAGACTTCGGCTCCCAAGGTGACTGTGACTCTAACGTTAGCGAGGTTTCCAAGTTCCTTGTCCAAGAGCGGTTTGCAGCATCTAATCGCCTCAGAAGGGATATGAGTCTTAGCCGGGACGAAGCACTTAACCAGGTTAGTTGTGAAGGCGTCAGTAGAACGATTGATACCAACTGAGAAACAGCCTCTGTTAAGTGTTCTACCCGCTCCTCCAACGAACGGTCTGTTTGCATCACATTCATCCTTTTCTGGTCCCATGCCAATGAAGACTAGTTTGCTGCTGGGATGACCTTCACCCCATACAGGTCCTGGTTTGTCTTTAAGAGGACAGAGATGGCAGAGAGGTCCATCCTTAGTACTCATCATATACCCTATCTAGGCACTCTATCTGAGCCTCTGAAAGCCACCTCTTCTCTATAAACTGCTTGTTGATGGACTCTAGAAACTCCTGACGTTTGTCTGACATATCGACCACTAGGTTAGGGTCTGTCAAGTAACGAAGCTTGAACTCGATAAGCTTCTTCATATCATCAGACAAAGGTTTGTGAGGAGGAGTAGGCCAGCCATGCTCACTCATTTAAGCTCCTCCGTTCTCCAACCTAAGAAGGTAGGGTGACGAGGCACGTCGTAAGCTCCTTTGAGGAAGTACTTAACCTTAGCTATCTTGTTAAGATACTTAGCTTTATTAGCCCAGATCTCAGCCCTTTCAGCGTCACAGAATCCAGAGCCGCAGTCAAAGGTTACTTCTCCGTCTGTAACCACTAAAGCTCCTAAGTCTCCTCTTCTAATCTTACCTTCCTGATGGGAGCTTCGATGAGTATAACCTCGTTCGTCTTGCTTTGCCTCATTAGTATTATGCATCCTCTCTTTGAAGTCCACTACAACGAACTCGCTATCTGCAAATCGTTTGAGCTTGAGAAGACAACCTTCTCTAACAGTTGACCTCCCCATCTTATAAGGAGCCATAGAGTCTCTAAGTATGAGACCCTCATAACCTAAAGTAAGCATCTTCTCTTCAAACTCTTCAAGCTCTGCGAAGGTATGGATAAGCCGTTGGTTGAGTCTAACTACTTGAGTGGAGTCTGGAACTATTAAAGCGTTCCTACGAAAGAAGGGCTCCGCTGGGTATTGAATATGATCAAAGACGTAGAACCCTACTATAGGCTCGCCGAACTCAGACATTACTCCTGACATTGTTGTTCGGTAGCAGAACTGATTAGTAGGTTCTCCTACAATAAGCTCCCCATCGAAGTAGTTGAGATGGCTAAAAGTCTTCTGAACATATCGATTAGGTATGGGTTTATTACTTCTACTATAAACTATTCCATCCCTTACTACAGCCCTAATCCCATCCAACTTAACAGAGGCCAAGCAGGGATAGACTAGTTTATTGAGATCTACATCAGCTGCTAACATTGGCCTAAACATTTAGTCTCCTTTCATTTATGCGTCACCAAGTTGAAGAACCTTTGCTCTAACTCAACCTCCTTCATCACGCCCGTGGTGTGATAGGTTACAAACCTTCCCTCACTTCTAACCCCGCGTATCTTAGTGCAGTCATGCTGTCCCTCGACGTAACAGGCCGCGCCTCGTAACCCAGGAACATTAACGTAAAGAGTGTCGACAACATCCCTAGTAAACCGCTCTTGCAGCAACGGTTTTCTATTCGCATCATCCAATACTCTTGCGAGTTTAGAGAGCCCCAGAACCTCTTTTGTAGGTACATATGCAATCGAAGCCACGAATTCGACTGGAAGAAGATGATGTGGGCAGAGTGACCACATTCGATGGCCTTTGAAGAGGATAAAATGACTATAGGCTTCTGGAAAGGTAGCATAGTTAATCTCCTTGTGGTTAAACATCTCGCAGAGGAAGCGAGAGTATCTTTCAGGAGTCTCCTCAAAGTTAGGATCTCTAGGATCGAGACCTAGACCCTTGATTATGAGCTCCACTCCCTTTTCGATCTGGTTTAGGTTGAACGTCTTCGTTTTGCTTGGCATTGATTAGTTTCCTTAAAGCCTGTAGGTACATCCATAGGTCGATGACTTCTTCCTCGATAGCGTTGAAGTAGAAGCCGATAGGGTAATCCTCTAAATCTCCTCCGTGTTCCCTAGCTCCCTCAACAAACTTGACAGTACTTTTAGCTAGGAAGCTTTGTTGAGCGGAGATTAGAAATAGTCCATTCTTAGTTGATAACAATAAGCTTCTCTTCTTGCTCTTCATCTTCTTCTATCTCCTTTCGTCTCTCTAGTATCTCTACGAAGTCCTTCTTAAGCTTATCCCATCGGAACTGACACTCACCTTGAGTCTTAAAGTGGGTCTTCTGGATATCATTAGTCCACTTGTTGAGTATAGCGATAACCCAACAGCTACGGCCTTCATGATAATGACTACCTAAGAAGAACCAATACTTCATTCCCTCGAAGCGTTGGTCGATAATCATCTCGAGACGATCGGTTTTAAGAGCTATCTTAGCCTCTCTACGCTTCTTGCCATGATTACTGGCCATAGAACCTCCCTTGGAGAATCCTAGGATCTACGAAAGTAGGCTTAGCCATAGCTAGTATCTGTAGATTGATGGTCTTCCTACACAGAGGGTTAGCACAGAAGAAGCTTATAGCTTGATTACCTCCTAGGTTAAACTCTCTTGCCCCTATTATAAGAGGGTCAGCCTCGCAGTAAGGGCATACGCCACTAAGGGCCATCTTTGGAGCTTCCTGAACAAAATCGTTGGTATTATCATTCATTGTAGCTTCTCCTCTAACCAAGTTAGGGTATCTATAGCTAGCTGCAATGGAACATCCAACGCATGGCTAGCTAACAATTTAGTATGATGTCGGAGTACTCTTTGGAGATACTCCTTAGCTATATTGATTTCGTTAGTCTCTAGCTCGCAAGTCGAGCAGTTAAATCCCTCTAAAACTCCATGTCTACACCCTCCTGTAGGAGGCTCGTTCGGAGGTAGTATCGCACCGGTCAATCCATCTCTCATAAAGCTCCTTATAAGATGTTGAGATACTTATGCAGTTGAGCGTTGTATCTCCAATTAGGATGATCCTTTAGGATCTCCATACAGGCCCGAGAGCTTTCATCATCGAAGCCTGTTGCTGGGTTAATAGGAGATACAAAGACACGAGGATGTCGAAGAAAGATGTCAGGGATGCAAGCTTGAGTATGCTGATCCACTAAAAGCCTTAGCTCATCAGCCCTAGTTATAATTGTTGGTAGATACCCTTGCTTTGGACTACAAGCTACGTAAGGGTACTTAACGAACACTGGGATGGGATAGCAACCGTTGGTCTCGATATGCATAGTTACATTCATATCGAGAAGCTTACGGTTGAGTTCCTGCAAAGCTGGTATATTATGAAGCATCATTGGTTCTCCGCCTGTGATAACGCACCATTTGATACCTTTACCAGCTTTGGACTCCATATCTCGAAGTACTGCGTGGACGGTCATCTTCTCGTGACAGTTGAAGTCGGTATCGCATAGGAACTTTAAGCCGTCCCAACTAGTACAGATCTCAGCCTCTGAGCCTGTTCGTGTAGAGCTTCCTGGAACTATTCCAGAAAGGCATGCTCCTTTATTCTTCCTACCAACATTACACCCAGCCAACCGTAGGAAGTACATCGGAGTCCCTGTATGGAACCCTTCTCCTTTGAGACTATAGAAAGTCTCAGCTACGTTAAAGATTAGCTCTTCAGACATTCGATCGCCTCCTTTATCATAGTCTTTTATCAAACTCCTCTCTTGTTAGCGAAACGTGTGAAGTACAAGTTTCCTCCAACTCCAACTTCGACCAGGTAAAGCTAGCTGAGGTCGTTAGCCACATCCCTATAGCATATAGTAGATTCTCGCTAGTAGGGTAGAAGTCGTCGGTGAATATATCTACCTTATTATGAGAAGGTAGAGTTGGGAACTGCCAATAAGTTCCCAGATGTCTATGATCTAACATCGCGATCAAAGGTTTGACAACCCTACTAAGGTCTGCGTAATCCATAACAAACCCCGTGTAGCTATCTGGGATTCCCTCTACGCAAACGTGTAGAACCCAGCTATGCCCATGTAGTCTAGAACACTTACCTGGATGCCTGGGTAATACATGTGAGGCTTCGAATCGAAAGGTCTTACGAAGTTCCATGCTTCATCTCCTTCTTATGCGTGAGTGCAAACGCCAACTTCGCCGCGTGATATTCAATATCCTTATTTGCCTTGCGGATGCAGTCGCGGTGATAATGTACGTGCCACGCCCATGTCCGAGTATCTTTCTCCTTAGAAGCAAGGCGCTTAATTTCAGCGGATTTATGTTCATCCATAAGAACGGCGCTTCGCACTTCTGCTTCTTCCCGCGTTGCAAAGACATCGGACTGACTAAGATTCCAGTACGATGAACTACCCGGAATTGTGGAGTGGTACTCAATAATATTCTGGTTAATTTGCATTCCAGTAATCATCAACGAACGAACTTCTATGTCGTAGTCGTATGATTTTACAGCCCCGGGCCAACTTCCTCCGGAGCAACCGGCGCAGTCGATGGTTAATTCTGTTCCGTCACCCAGGATTACCTTTAGGTATTTCGTTCCAAAGCAATCGGGACACTCTATGAACTTCTCAGTATTTTGAGCACGGGCGTGCCATACCGTGTCGCCTATGTTGAATCGGGTCATGCTCCCTCCTTGGGCCGTACCGCAAGCCACGCCCGCACCAACTCCGGAGAACCCCAGCAGAGCCCAGGAATCTCGTTGCAGCAGTAGCGTACGATCTCGGGCAGCACCGCTAGGTTGTCATCGTCCGCACGCTGGACAGCCTCCGTTAGGTCGTTGGACAGGACCGCATGGAGAAAGTCTCCGCTTGGACAGTGCTGGTCTACATAACGGCGGAACTCTGCTATAACACTTTGCTTGATCATAATTGCTCCTTATATGAGGCGTAACTTACTAATATCTACTTTACATATTCGTAGTACGGTAATCCCGTTGATATGGACATAGAGTTTATACTTATCCTTGAATCCAAGTTCTTGCTGAAGTTCTATCTCTATTATATCATCTACTTCAGCAATTCCATCTATCTGTTCAGTTTCTTTTATTATCTTCATCTCATCCTCCATTCGCGGGTTGCTGGCCAGTGGATCTAGCCACTTAACGGTTTGCGTGATCAGGATAGCCACCGCTTGCGCAACTATCCGTAGCAACCCGCTTCTGCCTTGCGGCATTCTCATACCGCTGTGCTGTGATCCGGGCCGGGGTCGCCGTCACCCTGCGCCTCCATACTTGAATTCGCGGGTTGCTGGCCCAGACTTGGCCATAAAGGGCTGTACGGCGCGTCAGCACTCCGTAGCAGCAACCCGCTTCTGCCCCTCTCAAATGGGGCATATTCATTATCTACTCCCACAATACCAACTCTCTATGCTCTTTAATAAGATGCCTCCAAAAGCTTGAGGCGATCGACTCAATATAATCTTTGAGGTTGATACCTCTCCCATGCCATAGACCAAATATCATTCCACATGCCTCACACTCGATATGGCCTACTCTTCGTCTAGTTATTCCCTGCTCGAGTTTGTGCTCTTCTTTCCGCTGCATTTGCGTCTTCCTTTCTTTGTCGTTTGATGTTTTTGCTTTCCAATATCCATATCAACATTAACCAACCAGCGACGATTCCTACTATCAACATAGCTTTCAGCCCTCGCTAGGCTACTCAAGTTGCTTAGAGGAGGTCTCCTGCGTTGGACTCAGCTGTACTAGCTCCGGCACGGTTGACTTGGTCTCCTACTTGAGTAGCCCAGTGAAGGCTGAGAGAGGTCTAGGGAACCTCTCTCAGCAGCCCACTAAACAGTACGCAGTAGATCTACTGTCCAGCGGGTTTCCCTTCTGCCAGCGACCTGATACCGTAAGGAGGAATCTCCATTCGAGTCTCTCCTTTATACTGCTTGTGAAGAACCTTCACATAGCACTCACCGTCGGTCAAAAGCTCAGGATCGTGGCCGTTTGGTAGGATGCCTTTGCCTATTGCGATGTAGTAAGCCTTTAACTTGGCCAGGGCTTGAGGTTGGAGACTGCAATGGTCCAGAATCGAAGCTCCTACAAGAGGTTCTTCCTGAACCAAGAGCTGCATAAAAGCGCAAGGCTCACCAGACTCCTTTGAAGGAGCCTCTGTGACCTTCGCGACTCGGATGTGATACCAATCCTCGGGAAGAGCCTCTCCCCACTTCTGAACAGCGTCCATGTTATCGTTATGTACACTCATCTTCCTTTTCTCCTTTGTTGGATTAACTGCTGAACTTCCTTTCTTACAACGTTGAGGATGACTGGCTCGAAGCTTGTGATAGCTATATCATACTGAACGGACTTGGTCTGAAAACCTCCATGGCCGTCCGTTACGCATATCTTTATATTCGGCCAATCATCTTGGATGGTGATACCAATTTGCGATTGAGCCATTGGAAGCTCCTTTGTTAGGGTATATCAGGGTCTTTACAACCGTGAACCTTTTGCCAGGCTTTGGCTGCTTCTGCGTGATTAAGAACAGCTTGAATAAGTTTCTCTTGCTGTCCTCCTATTTCGTCGAGAGTCTCTGCATAGTAACGCAGAACGTAGGGCATGTAAGCATCTTTAGCCCTGAATAACATAACCGGTTCATCTTCAGCTATTAGTCCTGCTGGATCTTGAATCCGGTTGTAGTCTTCTCTAGCATGCTTCATTAGACCTCCTTTGTTAGTAACAGGTTGCGAAATCTTTGATGAACAGGTCGTAGTCAGTTTTCTCTTCTACGCGGTACTGGACTACATCAATACCCATAGCTTTGATGGTCTCAGGAGGACCTAATACAGAAGTACCTTTATCAAAGTCGAAGTACTTCATCGGTTTAGGAAAGGACTCAGCGACTACACGAGTTTTACCGATCTTTACCTTACCGTAGATCATCCATATATAAGGTGGGAGCCAGTTAGGTATCTCTAACTTCTCAGCTTCAGCCTTGATTAGTTGGTAGGAAGGTGGGAGGTAGCCGTTGGCGATCAGGCCAGCATTAAAGCGCGCTCCAGCGATCCAGTGTGCGTCAGGCACCCCAGCACTAAGAGGCTCTTCTTTGGCTACCCAAGTAGGTTTTCCATTGAGTATTCTCATTCGTAAGATGACATCACACTTACGAAGTAGCTCCTCTGGAAAAGCTTGACCAGGCAGATCTGGCATTCCTCTAACGCCAACAGGTTCTTGAGGAGGTCTACCTTTCTCTCCTATCATTCCCCCGGTAGCGTAGATCTTGTCAATCTGCTCATGGCCGATTAAGACTAGATTAGTGCCAGACTTCTTGAGATCCTCAGCTCGCCTAATCCAGATGTTTAACCTTTCTGTAGTAGGCCTATAATGAGTAATCTCTCTCGAAGCCTCGCTTTGATCTGCCGTCTTACCTATAGCTTTGGAGAAATAGAGTCTAGCTTGCTCTCCGATGCTATCGCAAACGACGGTGGCGTATTTTGGCATGGCTCGGTCTCCGGTTGATCGTTCTGTATATCAATACGACAGAGATCCTTACCAACACCGACAAGATTACATATTCGGTAGACCTTTATAGTCCCCTCTTTGGTAAACATCTCTAGTTTGGTGGCTCGTCCACGACCGATGTCTGTCACCGCTCGTTTGACGAAGTCCCATTGAGTAGTATTCACTTCAATCCTCCTTTATTAAGGTTTAAGAGAGTGTAGTACTCTTCCTCGACGTAATCCATAGGCTTAGCTCTATAAGCCAAAGAATCGAATGATTGGTGATCCATGCACTTCTTATGGAAGTCGCATCTACGACTCCAACTGACGCAGTTGTCAGGATTAAGCCAGATTCTACCAAGACGCATAGACTCCTCATAATCCTGAGCTCGTAGCAAGAACTCCTTCTCAAATCGTTGAAGGTCCTCGTCCGAGCGTAGGAAAGGTTCCCTCTGGATAGATACTTGAGTAGGATCCTGCCTTTTGTTAGGCTTGTTGATTTTGTTGAGGATGAAACCTTGTGGCCTGATTCCAGTGGCCTTCCAGATACCATACAAGTATCCAGTACACTGCCAATCTAAGTACCACTGATCCCAGAAAGTACCTTTGTTATCGGAGGAAGTCTTATGCTCCAAAAGCCAAATCATCCCATCCCAGCGTACTACAGCGTCTGTTCTACCTTTGAAGTAGTAAGGTTGCCAACAAGGAGCTACTCGATTATGTGGGCAATCTTCGTAGGGTGCATTAGGAGTAAGGAGATTGTGGCAATACCAACAATGATGTTCACTATTAGGTATAGCCACTCTAAACGTGACTTCGGGCATGAGAATCTCATAACCCTCCGATGGTAAGACTTTATGGTAGGCTTGGATTGCGGCTTTGACAAAGAGGATACGACGCTCGAATAGCTCCTTCTCTTCTGGTAGTAGAACTTGAGTGGCTATTCGATCTCTATAGACTTTCTCTCCTTCTACTAAAGCTAAGTTAACATCCTTCTTAGCTAGTAAAGTAGCGAAGCCCAGATGAGTAGCCCATCCAGTTACTAGAGGTTCAGCTTCTAGTAAAGGGATCAGCTTCAGAGTATTAACATTATGTTCCTTCTGTCTACAGGCGTGAAACCCTTCGAGACGGCTTATGTTAGCGATCATGAGAACCAACTTTCTTGACTTGCTAATCAAACCTCCTTAGCACTAAAAGAAGAGGGTCTGAGGGATGGACATCAACCTCAGACCCTCTTGCCGCTAGGGAGACCAGTCTAGCAGCCGAATCGGTTAGTCCGCGTCATCACCGGCGATCTCGCCTTCAGCCAGCTTCTCATTCGCCAGTTCTTCAGCCTCGGCGTTGATCTGCTCCCACAAGTTCGTGTAGAGCGAACCATGAGGATTGGCGTCAGTGATCGTCTCGGGATCAACCCTAGTAGCCAACATTCCAATGGCCTGCTCTTTCAAGGCCTTCTTGGTCTCACGAGCCTTCAACTGGTACCTCTTGGCTGTATCCGAGTTATAGGATTTCTTCTGCGTGACCTTGTCACGGACTCGGATCTTCTTCAACTTCTCCTCGACCTCTGCTGGGGTCAAGGCCTTCACTTGCTCCTGCAACTTAGTTAAATCAACGGTGACTTCACCCATATTGTTGCCTCTCTTTCAGTAAAGGTTAGTTTTCTGCATCATTAAAGACATCATACCACACATTTGAATCAATTTCAACTGGTTTGCTGCTTACTTGACTGAGTTTATGAGAATGTTAACCTCCTCTGCCATAGTTTTACTACCAGGGTTAGGGTCTCTAAAACTCTTTCAGCCTCAGGATGCCGACAAGAGCCGCAGTCGATACCGTGGTTCCAACAATAAGCTCCGTACCTCTTCTGGGTCTCAGGATCAGCCTCTAAATACAGAGGACAGCTAGGCTGATCTTTCTCCCAAAAAGGACAGCTAAGAATTACTTCCACCAACCACTTAGGTTTGTCAGTCATTAAGAGCTCCTTCCGTGGTTAGAAGTCATTTCAAGAGGGTCTGGGTAACCTCTTAAAGTTAAGGCCTTGCGGCGTAGGCCTTGGATCTCAGAGTCTAGGATACGGTTAAGGCTTAAGGCCTCTTCTGTAAGAGGGATCTTAATGCCATTCTTCCCAGCTTCCTCAGAGACCTTCTTCAAGGTAGTTTGCACTATCCCATCGAGGAGGTCTCTTAGCTTATTGTTCCTCTGTATTATCGAAAGACTGCTCGAGCTCTTTCGATCGAGGTAAAGTAATTCGATGTTTGTAAGCTTCATATCAGTCTCCTAGTATCCGAGCTGCTTAGCTCCATGAAGGACATCATACTCGGTGTTGCGTCCTTTTCTATACCCAAGTTTGCGAGCTTTTTCATGTACACAGCGTTGGGAGCAGTAACCCTTCCAATCAGCTCTAGATTTTAACGGGCTATACTCTTTATCACAGTTACGGCATATATAGAGACTCATACCTTTATCCTTTCAGGGTTAGTCTTTGCTATACCATAGGCAATCCACAAGGTCTTACGGAACTTGGATATCTCCTTGTTGTAGGCTTTATTGGCATCAGTGTAGGGAAGATATAGTAGACCTTTCAACATAGTCAATATCTTCACCTGCACCTCGTTTGGTTTGATTAGAAGCTTAGGGTCTGAGTACAGAACCCCAGGCTTAAGAGTCTCCACATGAAGCATTGGAGGCCCACCTTTGTCGTTCTTCTTGAGAGATACTTTATAGCCGTCGACATTAAGACGACCTACATTGCTTAGGATACGCTCCTGCGGTAGAGGAGTCTGCCTAAAGTCAGAGAATATCTCATGAGTGGTCTCTAAGGCCTCTTTAGTCCTCCCTTCTAAGTTAGTTGTTAACATCTTCTTCGCGAATGGGAAGGTTAGCTGACTAACTGGCCTAGCCGAGTTTAGTCTCCTATCTCTCCATCCTTTGAAGGTTATAGGAGTCCCTAAGAACTCCCACGATATCCTAGTTTGTAGGCGTAGTTGCATAGTTTGGGTCTCCTCTTTGTTTAGCTGTAAAGGTTGTAAGGCTTAACTAACCCACTTCTAACCCAGGTCTTGACTAGGTTAGATACTTGGATACGACTCTGGATGGAGAAGCCGTGATCTTCCAGCCAGCATTCCAACAATCGACGTCTTACATGTGAGCAACCCTCCTTTAGAACTAGGTCTAGTTTATAGGTTTGCCAAAGAGGATCAGCGATCGCTTGCTTTAGCTTCGTTCGATCCATCTCTGTTATCTGAAGTTGGTCCCAGGTCATCATCAATCCACCTCCCATCCCTCTTTAATGATATCCTCTACTGAGATAAGAACAGGCTCTCCCCAAGTCTTTCTTGGTTGGAATATATTAGCCGACCTAAAGAGATACAGCTTACCTTTACCTTTCCCATTCGCGAAGAAGCTGTCCTCGACTTCAGCGGCAACAGCGCTAGTCGACTCCTTTTTATTAACCAACGGAATGGTTGGCCAATGAGGCCAGCTATCAGGATCCTTTAACATGCTGATATCGTTCTCAGCTCTTGATATGGTTTTGTTATACTTCATGAGGTCTCCTTATCAGTTGGAAGGATTGTCCTTCCTATTAAAGTTGGTTGCTCTTTGGGTTTAGGTGTATACTTTACTCTACGGCACTCAGGGCACTGTATTCCAGGCCCCTCGAAGGTATTCTTACAACGTTTGTTTACGCAGTGTTTCATTCTGGTCTCCTTAAGAAAGCGTACACTCCTCGTTTGACTCTTTCGATCAACCCAAGCTTTACAGCTCCATAGAGCATATCGCCACAATGAGCTTTCTCCCATAGCTTAACCGTCTCCGGCGAGCTTTTATGCTTAACATAGATCTTTCTGATATGCCTGGCTATATCGAAAGTGAAGGTTCCATAGAGACATGTATAGTTATACAAATACCTCATAACCTTCATATTCACCAGCTTCCGATACTCAGTCATTGTCTACTCCTTTAGCTTCTCAGGCATCTTAAAGGTTAGTTTGTTAAACTCTTCAGTCAATGGATCCACTTTAGCCTCAGCTGCTGTAGAAACGTCAATAAGCTGGCTATGCTGTTCCTCCATCTCAGCTGACATCCAATCGACTAGCTCCTTTGCCATTACTCTTGACCACCTATCAGCAAAGATCGCAGCGTCGGCTTCAGTCAGCTTACGTAGGTAGACTGTCTTCAACACATACTTAGCGGCGTCCTTCACAGCTCTAAACAGAGTTGAATAGGCAGCTCGCTCTTGAACGTTAATCTCTTTGAGACTATACATCTCATTTACCTCCCCTTTTTAATGCCCACAGCAAGGCCAATCCTCGCAGTGGCAAGTCCTTTCAGTATACTGCACTGGAGGATACTCTCTAGCTATCCCAAAGTCATTAGAGAAGCTAGCATCACTCTCAGCCAAACAAAAGAGACAAACTTGAGTCCCATCCTCTTCCTTAACACCTTCCTTGGGACTCCAAGTCTCCTCTCCACATACATCACACATTGGGTTATAGCTCATTGGTCTCCTTTCTAGTCTAGTATCTCGGTTCCGTATAGCTACTCAGGCTTAGTTGAAGACGTCTTAACCTCCTTGTTTTCTCTTACTATCTCCGTTCCATCCTGGAATAGATAAGTAGTCCTCACTACCGACTCATCAGCCCACTGACCGTGAGTAGCACACCAGATAGCTCTGTGAGGAGGAGTTCCCATCTTTATCCCATAATCCTCAATCATACAACAGGCGTCGTGCCACTCAAACTGCCCAGGTCTCCGAGAGCCGTTTATCGTCAGAGGATGCTTACTATCGTTTCTATGTATCATTGTTAGTCTCCTTTTACTTGTACGAAGTAACTGCAGTGGATTTAATTCTCAACACTCGAACTTCTATCTCTCATGATAAATAGAGTCTTCTTGGTAAAGACACCTTAACTCCTTTCTTCTCAGTCATTTCTAGTGAGAATTATTCAAATTATTGGATTATCCCCCTCCTTTCCTGTTTACTGCCCTAGAGACAGACATATATAATCACTATAGGTTTCGCAGGTTTCGCCGTAACAACATCATACTATACTTGGATGTGAATTATCAACACTTTTACCATGCGAAATCTTTCTTTTCAAGTATGAGTCAGCCTTTAATGGCATCCCCTAAGGCCTGTGCCACTTGAGCTTTCTCCTCAGCGGAGCAATCGTCGAGCTTCTTATTGAACTTCCTCTGCGCGATTGCCTTTGCAGCCCTCATGAATTCACGATCGGTCGCAGCGCGCTTCTTGTTGCTATCCTTAGATGACTCACTGTTGCGCATGAACCGAACCGCCATCAATGCAATTTCCATCTCAGTGAAGATCGCCTGCAGATCTTCCGTTGTATCGAAGAGGATGTCTCCATCCTTGTCTCTGTAATCCTCCACCTTGGAAGCCACTGCAACCCTGATCTCATAGTTAATCTTCATAAGTCTCCTTGACTGCGTTAATGGTTAACTGCTTAAACTCAATTCTCAAGTCCAGTATCCGTTCTTTTAAAACGAAAATCAACTGTATTCCTGCCTCATTAACTGAATTTAATGTAGGAGCTCTGATGTCTGTCATAGTACTCTCCTTTCTCGGCTAAATGATACTACTCATAATACATAGTTGATATGTACTCGGTCGGAACAGGGGTCTCCCTCGTCGTCGTCGACTAGCGGAGTGGTTACCCCTAGGCTTGTTAACTATCACTCTTACTGAGCTGCGGTTCAGCTCTTAGGTGGATCTATAGGCGGATCCTTGTTGTGATACATATGAACCTCCTTTAGAGCAGCAATTAGGCTTTAGATTTGATTAGGATACTAACCCAGCAGCTAGCAGTGTTCCACTCTAGTTGGTGCGTCCATAGTACTTTTATAGTTACCTTCCTAGGTCTATAGATTTTCCTAAGCTCCTTCTGAACCCTATAGAGCTCATCTATAGATATTCCTCTAAGAGGAACATCGAACCGCCAGACTCCTACACCACTAGCCTGACCAGCTTTTATTCTCCAGCTTTGAGTATATCCTACTACTTTAGCTATAGTAAACGCTATAGAAGTAGACTTGTAGTTATGACTCATACTTTTCTCCCTTAGATGGAAGAGGGAGGGATTGGTTACCCTCCCTCATTGTTAAACTACTAGCTGATGAAGGACTTGAATTCCTTCAGACTAGCGGACTTCTTCGTCCGATAGGCCTTCGCTCGATCATACTCTTTGACCAAGTCGTTCCTGAGTTTCTCAACATCGTCATAAGACTTGCCCATTCCCTCGGCAATCTCATTCATCTTGTTAGAATCCCAACCACGAACGACGTTCGCCATTGCTACCTTACCGTTAGACATATGGTCTCCCTTTCAAGGAGTTAGAGTTAACTGACTTACTCACATGAGCTCATCAGAGTAGGATTAACCTACTGAGGGAGGGGTGGTCCCTCCCTTTCGCTCTCCTTAGCTAATACGAACGACATAACGAACTTCATCCTCCTCAACCATTATAGGTTGAAGAGTATTCTGTTCTACGTCATGGTTGAAGTCGTACATGATCTTGCAACGATCACATAGAGCTTCGTTACCTTCCAAAGACACTTTGTTCGTCTCTTGCTCACATTTGGTACAAGTCATGGTGATCTCCTTTAGTTAGATGCTTCGTCAATGTACTTCCACAGGTAGTCTTTTTCACACAACCTCAGCAGCTTAGCCTTATGGGCTTCGTTCAGCTGATGATAGATGATAAGATCCTCTTGCATATCCTCGCGAAGAGGAATCAACTCTCCTAGAGCATCCATAGTCTGTTGGATATAGGGGTTGAGAACGAACCACAGGCGAACATACTTTCTCCAGCCGAGAACTTTCTCAGTTAGTATCATATTGGTCTCCTTAAAGGTTAACTCTTGTTAGCTATACGACGAAACATATACAATGCTACAGCCCACATAGCTGCTAGCACTATCCAGTCAACTAGATGAGCTCCATACTGATACTCTAACATATTGGTCTCCAATCAGTTAAGAGTTAGTCACTATAACTAACTCATCAAGAGGAGAGTCACACTCTCTCCCCTTTGTGAGGTAGTCATCACTTAAGCTAGACATCCTAGTAGATATCAGCTAATTAGTTAGTTTAGCATCAAAGGTAATCTTACCATCTTTGCAGTAATCGCAATAGAGAGATAATCCTCTATCAGCGAACCACTGCTTGATGATCTCAACAGCCTCTACTTCACTACTAGCTTCTACTACTCGATCCATATCGTCTAAGGCGAAGTGGATTGTTACAGTATACTTATTCATAGACATATCCTTTCTGGGCCGAAACCTAGTTAGGAATGTCTAGCTTAGAAACAGCTTTTAGAGACCGCCCGGTCCCCAAAAACTCTGTTTTGTTATTACTGTTATATAGTAGTCTCACATTGTGGGGCAGCTGAAAACACTAAGACTTGATAAATAAAGACCTATGTTGTAAAAGGGTTGTTTAGTTAGGAAAGGTGAGGTATACTAGTAATTGAGGTGAGAAAACTATGTCTGCCGAGGGTGGTAATGGGTCGAGGTCTACTTTAGTTCCGGTGGTGAATACCGCTGCTGCCTTGAAGGAGTTTGTTAGGGATGAGGAGTTTCTAAGGTTGGTGGTGCAGACTAGGTCTGTGAGAGAGGCTGCCAAGTTAAGTAAGTGGTCCTATGCTACGGCCTTGAAAGCTTGTAAGCGATCTGAGTTTATGATTAAGCTTAGGGAGTATAGTGAGTCGGTATGGGCAGAGGTTGATGAAGAGCTGGCCGCCTATCGATTAAACGTCACTGAAAGGTTGGAGGAAGCGTCGGCTGAGTGTCTAGAGCAGATGTTCGAGTTGGCTAAAGGGGCTAAGAATGAGACTGTTAAGCTAAAGGCTGCTCAGGATTTAATGGATAGAGATCCAAGGATCTCAAGAACAAGGAAGATTGAAGGTGGGTCTCCTAAGGTTGAGTTAAACTTCCAGGTTCTCCAACTAGCAGCTAACGCTATTAAAGAGGAGAAGGACTTCCTCGAGCTCAAGAGAGTCGAACAAGCAAAGCTTATAGAAATGCCTGTAGAGGGGCCTCCACAATGAACGAGCATGATGTAATGGAGACTGCGGTAACAGGAGACGCCAGCGAGTTGCTGGGTGTACTCAAGGATAAAGCCTTGAGGTCATTCTTCTTCTTTGCTAAAGTCGTAATGGGTTATAGCAAAATGGTGGCCCATTTACATTACCCTATATGTGAGAGGCTTCAGAATAATCCTCAGATAAGGAAGTCTGGTAACTTACTACCTAGAGGCCATTTCAAAAGCACTATTATCTCTAAAGCTTACCCTCTCTGGCGTACTATTAAAGTAGCCTATGACGAAGACGGAACCTACCATCCTGAGCGTCTAGGAGACTTCCGCACTTTAATCTTAGGTGAGTCTGACAAGGTTGCTAAGAAGAACCTTAAAGACCCTAAGTGGCATTTACTAAACAACCAGCTTCTACGCTCTTTATTCCCTGAGATCATCCCTCTTGACGTTAATGACACTACTTGGACTGGTACGGAGATCCTTCTACCTAGAGCTAACAGCTACGACGAAGCTACGATTATGACAGCTGGAGTCGGAGCTAGGATGACTGGGTTACACTTCAACTTAATCATCTATGATGATTTGATTGGAGAGGCCGCTAGTCAGTCTGAGGCTGTGATGCAGGATGCGATTGAGTACTTTGACTTCGCTCCTGGTCTCTTAGACGAACCCTCCGTTGGTGAAGAGATCATCCTAGGAACTAGGTGGAAGCATGGGACGGCAGATCTCTACGGCCACGTAATGAGTATGCAGCCAGAAGAGCTAACAGTCTCTGGCAGGTCTATTGGATTCAACTGGTATACGAGAAGCGCGATTGAGAATGGTGAACCAATCTTTCCGGAACGATTCTCCTTGGAGGTGCTTGAAGAACTTCGTAAACGTTTGGGTGACTACAAGTTCTCATGCAACTATCTAAATGATCCGATCGCCCCCGGCTCGACTAAGTTCGACGCTAGCTGTTTAAGAGAGTATACAGTTAGCGAAGATAAGAAGACTATCATACCTTCTGACGGTACTCCTCCTGTTAGACTTGGGCAGTTGTATAGGATACAAGTCTATGATCCTGCTACTAGGTCTAAAACTAGTAAAGCTAGACCAGCTGTAGTAGCTACAGGGGAGGATAGTCTAGGCCGATTGTTCCTCCTCGAATACTGGTCTGAGAAAGCCTCTATGGGTGACGGCGTCGAGAAGATGCACGTCTTCCATGATCGCTTTCATTTCTCGAAGAGTTACTATGAGTTGGCAGGCCAACAGCAGGCTGTAGAAGATATTGAGAGAGAGAGGCTAACTCAGGAGAAGTGTCATCGTTGTGGGAAGATTCATAGGATTATGAGACTTCTCCCTGAGACTGCTAAGGTCTCGAATATGAGTAAAGAGGAAAGGATTGACAACTACCTTGAGACTCGTATTCAGGAGAAGAAGCTCTATCTACGCAGAGGAGCTATAGACGCAAGAAAGCAGATCATCGCTCATCCTAATGGAGATATAGTTGATATCCTCGACGCCTTGGCCTATTGCTCTCATCTATCTCGTAAGCCTTTATCCGACGAGTCTATCTTAGCAGAGCGTGAGTATGAAGAAGCTCGCAAAGAGGTTATAGCTTCCTCTAGATGTAATACTGAACACTTCTACGGAGGATATGTCTAATGCCTCAGTTAGTAGAGCTAACCCTACCTGATGATAAGATAGTCGATATTATAGCCTATCTATCTGATAAGCTACAGCAGACTGTTAAAGCTCGTTCGACTCAGATAGATGAAAACTATCGTAGATGGCAGGATAACTATTCTGCCAAACCGAAGGAGAAAGTTAGAACTACTCCCTGGCTAGGAGCTTCAAACTTTATCCCTCAATTGATAAGGATGCATACCGACATCCTAGCAGCTAGAATCTATAGCTTCTTAGTAGCTCCTAAGCCGTTTTGGAGGCCCGCGACCTTACTAGGTCAGTCTCCCACTCAATATCTAGAAGCCTTAGGTATGTGGCTTGACTACGAGTGCTTTCATAAGATGCATATGCACAAGCTCTTATACCAACTCATCTTCCGTACTGTTAAGTTCGGTACAGTAGTTCTCAAAGCTCCTTGGATTAAAGATGAATGGATGTCGGTTGAGGGAGTAGGAGAAGACGGTAACTACCAAGAGAAGTCTCACATCGCTGAAGGTATCGAAGCCAGGGCTATCCCTCACGACGACTTCTTCCCTTATCCTATCACCGCAGGGGAGATGTACGAGGTTCAGATTAAGTTCCACAGACTTCGTTTCACTAAGGAGGAAGTTGTAGCTCGTAGAGATAGAGGAGCAGGAGCTTGGATAAAGAAGGCAACTGACCTACTTCTGACATCAGAGGATGATCCTAGCTCTAGAGCCGCTCACTCTAGTCAGGCTGAGCAGGCTGGGATTCAGTTGACTAAGGATGTAGATAGACCTTATTCAGCTATTGAAGCTTGGTTAGAGTATCCTTTACAAGGTTCTGGCAAACTCTATCGTATAGTCATAACCTTCAACCCAGCTATAACAGGGAAGGATAGCCTACTCCGTGCCTACTTCAACCCTTACTCTACTCGCATCGATCCATTCGTCAAGTTCGGAATCCTACCCCGTGAGGACCTCTTCTATAACTACTCCATTCCAGAGATCCTTGAGCAAAGCCAAGAAGAGCAAGCTCAGATCCATAACACTAGGAGGGACGCGTCGACGATTTCGAACATCCCTGGATGGAAGAAGTTAAGGACGGCTAACATTCCAGATCCCTCTAAAGCTTGGTATCCCTCTAAGGTATGGGAACTAGAGGAGATGGATGAGCTAGAGATGATCCAGTTCCAACCTCGCTACCAATCAATGGTTGAGGAAGAAAAGTTTGTCTGCGACCTTGCTGAAAGGTATTCTGGGGTTAGTCCTCCTATGCAAGGTATGGGTGCTGGTGTTATGTCTGGCAAACGAGGCATATACAACACCGGCGGCACACTCGCACTACTGTCTGAAGGTAATCGTCGTATTGACATTTACAAGATGCTTCTACGAGAAGACTTTCATAACTTCGGCAATCTCATCTACATTAGCCACCGAGATAACCGACCTTCTGGACTCGAATACGACGTAATGGGTAAGAATGGAGAGTTAGTCAAGCAACTCTTCAAATTCCGAGAACCTGACGGCTACAGCGGTTTATTCTTCGATATAGCCGCCAGCGAAGCTTCAGCCAACAACGAGGTCGATAGAACCGGCCTTATGATGGTTGCTAACGTAATGGCTTCTTACTATCAACGCATGGTGGAGGTAGCAAATGTCATCATTCAGCTTCCCAAGGATAGCCCGATGGTGGGGATTATGTCTTCAGTGGTTGAAGGGGCTCGTGACTTGGCGAATAGGCTCCTCGCAGCCTTTAATCAGCACGATCGCGACAAACTCGTGCCCGACATGCTTGCAATCCTTAAGGGAAAGCCAGCAGGCAATCCTCAAGGAATGGAACAGAATGGACTGCCTGAATCTGAAGGACCTGTTTCAGTCGATAACTTGGCAGCTCTTGCGCAACAGCTTTCTTCAATCACGCCAGGAGTTACTCCTACGAATGGAGGCGGTCAAAACGTTGGAGGAGCTTAACTTCCTCAAAGGTCAACTAACCGTCTGGCGAACGCTTGATAGGATGCCAGACAAGATCAACAGCTACCTAGCGGAGCTTGATCGAATCGAAGAAGTGGAGACTAAAATTAAAGCATCAAACGCTTAAAGTAGTCTAACGCAGTTAGAAAGGAGAATATCATGCCTGTTGAACCAGCCTTCGGGGCATCTGATAGAGTCCCTGGAGATAATAATCCGCCAGCAGATGATCCTAACTTGCCGGCGGAGCTTCAAGGTAAGACCTCAACTCAGATAGCTCATTACTATCAAGAGAGGGAGAGAGGATTCGCTGCAGAGTTGGATACTCTACGAAACGCTCCACCTCCTCAAGCTCTACCTCAACGAGCTGCGGTAGCTGAACCTACTCTGGCAGAGTTCTATCAGAACCCTTCCGACGCTACCAAGAAGATAGGTGATGAACGTTATGTCACCAAAGATCAACTAGCCGCTACGATGGGTAATGTAGGAGACACTTTAGTCCAAACGGCCAAGAATTTAGTCAAAAACGAGGAGCCAGAGCTTTTCTCTCGTTACGAAGGGGAGATCGATGCCATTATGTCAAAGGTCGCTCCTGAAGCCCGTACAAACTCAGCAATGTGGAGGACAGTCTTCGTGCAAGTCAAGGGCGTCCATGCAAGAGAGCTTATGGCCGAAGCCGAAGCTCGTGGTAGAGCTCCAGCAGCTGAAAGAGTTAGTCCTTCTGCCGGCTCACCTCCCCAGCCTACCGAACTATCAGATACTCAAATGAGAGTAGTTAACGGTTTAGGCATAACCAAAGAAAAGTACATCGAGGGTGGCAAACACCTCGCGGAGGGCACATGGCCGCTGACAATGTCCAACACGGGTCGGTAAAACCAACATCTGCTCCAGTATCCGCACCTCTAACAGAGGAACAAAAGCGAGTTCGCTTCGCGGAGATTCGTAAACGCCTAAGCACTAGTCGTATCTCTGTAACCAAAATTCCTCCTGGTAAGACACCTTACTGGGCAAGGAAGAACGACGAAGGGGAGCTTAGTAGATTAGAATATACAGGCTTCGTTATAGTTCATGACGATCCGAAGAATCCTCAATGGGAGGCAGCGGGTCGTCAACCTGATGGTACTTACGTCATCGGTGATGTGATCTTAATGGAGATCGATACCGATGTCTACCAATACCTTGAGGAAATGAACCGAGAGAAGTCTAAAAACCTAATCAAATCAGCCTCTCAGCAATTCCAAGAAGAGGCTGAAAAAGCTCAAGTTCCAGTCTTCGCTCGTTCTAAATAACCCTTAGCGAGGTTTTCTATGGCTACTATTCCGATTAAAGTCTGGAAAGTAGTGGGATCTGGAGACTCTCAGCCAAGAATTAGGCGTTTGAAGGAAGCCCTTACTCAGACTTTCTTAGAGGGCTGTCCAGTGCAGGTCGACGTAGCTGGAGCTTCTGGCTATTTGATAACCTGTCCTGCGATGACAAATGTGGCAACGGCCCTCATCGCTGGATTTTCCACTGAGCCTGGGAGCAATCTCACGGCCAGTGGAACTCCTAAAACGACTACTTATGGCTCTGTTACAAATCAGACCCATGCTGTTAACATTCCAGTAGGAGCTCCGTTGAATCTTGGAGATTGCGGACTTCTTCTGGCTTGCGACGAAAACATCTTCATTGGTAAGATTGGTGCTGCAGTAACGTTAGTGATAACGATGCTGAGAACCATGGCTGGTCTTACCATCGACACCAACAACTACTGGTACGTGGATACGACTAAGACTACCGCAGCCGCTGGTTCGTGCGTTCAGATCGTTGAACTTATCGACCCAGTCGGTACTGTGGGTGGTAGAGTCGCTTTCCGCGTTCTTGTGGCCTGTCAGCAGCTTGCTGGCGCGCCATCGGCTTAAGGAGGCCCTATGCCATCTACCAGAGGTGCGTTTGCTCAGTTACTAGCCCAGGGCCTGTTCTCGGTGATTTACGATCAGCTTCAAAGTCACCCCGAGGAGTACTCTCAGATCTACAATATCTACTCTTCTTCGCAAGCTTACGAGGAAGATCAGATTGTTGCCGGCTTGGGAGCTATTCCACTAAAGCCTGAAGGTGAACCGATTGCCCTGGATGAGCCCATCCAGGGAGGCAGCTTGCGTTATACCCACTTATCCTATGGTATGGGATTTCAAGTTACCAGGGAGATGTGGGATGACGACAAGTATGGAATCATGAAGAAGGTCTCGACTGACTTCGCTGGTTCCATTCGCCAGACTGTTGAGGCTGCTGCGGCAGATAAACTCAACAATGTAACAGGTACTACTACAGGTATCGATGGCGAGACAATCGCTATGACTGCTCATCCTTTACTGGGTGGAGGCACTTATAGCAATCGTTCAGCCACAGATATCGCTCTCTCAATCTCTGGCTTGCAAGAGATCATCATTCTCTTTGAGCAGATGACTAATGAGAGAGGCCTACTTCGTAGGTTAGTACCTGAGACCCTCCTAATCTCCACTAGTCAGCAATTCGTGGCTGGAGAGATTCTCCATAGTCAGTACAAGCCCTACACTGGTCACAACGAGGTTAATGTGATGCAGGGAAGGCTTGCTCCTATGGTTAACCACTACCTCAGCTCTACTACGGCATGGCACGTCTTCGCCGCCAAGTCAGAGCATTCCTGGAAGTTCTTCTGGCGCTCTCAGCCGACCTTCGACAGCCAGGATGATTTCTTCACTAAAGGAGCTTCATTCTCCACATTCTTCCGCTTCTGCTGCGGTGTAACCTACTGGCAAGGTTACGCATACAGCAACGGCGTATAGGAGGCTGCTATGAGTCAATACGTAGCAACTCCTGGAGACTTGAAGATGGGAATGAAACTTCCTTCTATCAAGCCTTCAGCAATGTGGTCTAAAGCTTGGTTCGTCGACTACGACAACGGCAACAATGGGAACTCTATGGTTAACAGCCCTGAGTTCCCGATGAAGACGTTGACCGGAGCGTTGGCCAAGATGGGACGAGGAGACGTTGTCTATCTCCGACCTCGACCATATAGTGGTACTGATCCTCAAGGTATTCTGGACAATGCAGTAGTCCCGATTGCTCTACAAGGGATTAGTATCATAGGCTCGGGTCCTCAAAGCTTTGACCCCTTTGATATGCAACTCAGAGGGGCTGCAGCTGGAGCGATTCTAACTGTTCGAGCTCCTCAGATCTCGATTGAGAACCTTTGCTTCAACCGAGGGAATAGCACTACGGGTCATATACGACTCGAGTCCTCCTCCACCGATGCTACCAAAAAGGCTTGGGGCATTAACATCTTCAACTGCCACATCCGGAATGGTAATATCAAAGCTACCGCGGGTGGCGCTCTCTACGCTGACAACGTATGGTATCTTAACATCGAGAAGTGTGTCTTTGTCGGTAACCAAACCGCCATCGCACTCTTCGCGTCTGTTGATTCCATACAGAATGTAAGAATCGCTAACTGCGACTTCTTGCATACTGCTGCTGTAGGAGTGGCTGGGATCGATTGCCATATCTTCGGCAACGTGTTATGCAACCAGATCCGCATTACCTTCTGCTACTTCCCAGGAACAGTTCCTACAGGCCTTGCTGGAGCAACTATTAGTCGATATATGACTTTAACTGGTTGCGAGAAGGGCTCAGTAGACAACTGCATCTTTGCAGCAGCGGCAGCTGGTACCTTCGGAGCAGCTGGCAACAACGCCATCATCCCAACGACGGTTGTGATCGCTAACAACTATCGTGAGGATGCAGTCGCGAACGTTCCTATCATAAGGACGTAGTATGGCTAACATCATCATTAAGGACCGAGATCATCGCTTCGGCAAGACCCGGTCCGAGCAGTCTAAAAACCTGGAGAGGGAAGGCTGGGGAACTGGCTTTGCCTCTCCAGAGGCTCGAGAGAAATGTGAGTATCTCGAGCGTAGGGCCGGAATCCCTTTTCCACAAGGATCGGATATCGAAAAGGTTAAGTGATCTCTATGCGCCCGTTCGACATCACTCAGTGGATTGACTTCAGGCTTAACCTGACAACGATCATCGCTATCATGGCTATGATAGTTGGAGCTCTAAAAGCTTATTATGAGCTCAACGCCAACCATAAAGCTCTAGATAGAGCTTTTACTTCTCATGTTGCGGAGGCCGTTCTTAAGTTTAGTTCTCTAGCAACTAAGGAGACGAGCAGTCTACAAAATACTAGTGTAGAAAACAAACTCGATGACATCATCGATCGTCTTGTTCGTCTCGAAGAGCTGCACATGAACAACAAGCCGAGGTAACTATGGCTAACCAACTAAGTGCGAGACCCTGGGCGCTAGATACGCCAAGCGCGATTCCGTTGTGGTCCACACCGCTAAACATCGGGAACATTGAATTCATCAACTATACCAATGAGCAAGACTGCGCACAGATTCTCGACAAGAATGGGAATGTAGTGTGGGTCGCTAATGGTGCTGATGACTTCAGTCCCGTTCGTAGCGGGCCTATCGGATGGATCGAAGGGCTTATCCTCGACTATATCGACTCAGGGGTGCTTCTCATCTACTTCAAATAGGAGGGGTGATAATGCCAAGACCCCCGTCCAGACGTC